TTCGACTGCCCGTAGGAATGTTGGCCTTGTTGCCGACCCAAGCGTGCAGTACGCCACTTGCCTCCGCGGCCTGCGTAGCAAAGCCCGCGAGGAGGGCGGTGTTACTGACGCTCAGTGTGCCGAAACGACCCTCTACGCCATGACTGAGTGCGCCAGCATCGACTCTGCCGTTTGGCAGTTCGGCAACAACATTCCCACTAAGTCCGTCGCAGCCGCTATTGTCGTCGCGTCGCTGTTTGCCGCCAATCCGGTGGTGGCGGCCACTGGCACGCAGTACTTTACTGTTATTGTCACGTCGCCCATAGTGGAAGAGTGCGTCAAAACTCTCCCGTACGCCCGCTACATCTAGCCGGGGTTGGAGAGTGTCGCCCGCGGTGTCGACCTCAAGACCGGTCTCTACATCTTTGGTGTCCACCAGGTCTTTGCGTCTCTGCCCTTGCCCCAAGCGATTCTTACGCACATGGCCCACAACCTGTATGTTGTGCTCACGACCTCCATCCAGTTCCCGGACAGCACGTCCTCTCCTGCCGAGTTCCACGGCATGGTCGGTGCCGCACGTGACCAAGCGGCCGGCGCTATCCAGCGCCATGCCCCGGGGGCCACCACCGCCGCACGGTCACTGTACGCCCGTGCCCTCCGGGCCTTCCGCACCGGTCCCAATGCGGCCCGCGCGGCCTACGCCACCTTTGCTGCCTGGACAAGGGCGGCTGTTGTGCGTTTCAACACCATCTACACCGGCCCGGCCGCCGCAGCCCGTTGTGCTTGGGCCTGGGTCCGAATTACGACCTCGGCCGCCGCCACCTTCTTCGTGCGACAGGTCCGGCGCCTCACGCCCGACCCCATCGGCACAATTCGGTCTGTCTGGTCGTGGGTGTGCGCCCAGCTGGCCAAGGTGTACGGCTGCGCCCTTAGTCTTTTTGACCGTGTCGCACGCCGCCTCCGGCCCACCGTGGCCGCAGCCGACCCCCGACTCCTCGCCGCCGTAGCAGCCGCCATTTGTGTGTATGCACTATACAAGTGGTGGTCCGCCGACGACGGCGACCACGAGCCGTCCTTTCCTTCACTTGACGTCACAACCCGCCATGACAACCGGAGTCTTGTGAATCCCCGAGCCCACATCACCGCCGACTATCGTGGCGACAGTCGCGACCGGGTGCTGCGCCCAATAGGCTGGTACAGCAGTCTTCACCCCCAACAGGCGTACGCCGACAATGAGGAAGCCGAACTAGCTGCTCTCCACGGACGCCACGCCATCGAGCAGAAGTGCGACGA